CATAAGCCGGTTGTCCGTTGGCTGGGTACGCTGCCGAGTACTTGTTTGTCCACCTTCTAATGGTTGACCATTGCGCTTCATTGTATAATCGGATTGATGGTTGAATGGGAGGTATTCCGAATAATGCGCGGAAGTGATTGATGACCTTTATGTTCCACAGGTCGATTTCCCAAGGTTCCGGGAACCTTGGATTTGCGAATGGAGGAGACAGCTCGTAGAGTTGTCTTAGCCCTCGCATTGTGTTTGATGTAGGAAAGATGAAGTTGCATATCTGTGACTTTGTCTTGCCTGTTACGTCGTATGGGACACCGTTCCATGCGGAGTTCGCCCAAGCTTGAGGCGTTATCCACCCTATATCTGCTGGCGCATGTGAGGTAACCGATGGCACGCCAGCTATCGTATCCAGTATACGGAAGTCTAAGTTCTGCCTCCCCCCGATGGGAGGCCCTGTGTACCCTTGTTGGCCAACTTCAAAAAATTGGGGATTTCTAGGAGAAAATCCCCATGGCATGCCTGCCCACACCATCAATCCGTCATATGTTTCGCTCAGCGTGTTTGCTGTCCCGCCGTCTTCGAATTCGCTCTCGCCAGGCGGTGGATCTGGCAGTTCGTTTTCTGTAGTCCTGCGCGTTTTGGACATCTCATCGCCCTCACTGTCGCTGCTGCTATAATACTGCCATAGTTCATATATTGGAAACATGGTTGTGTATTCGCGCTACGGTTTGTCGCCACGAAGCCGAGTTTATGGCAGAAACATCCGCCGCACTGGCCGTTACCGGCGCGGTTTCCTGAAGAATGCGGGCTATAGAAACAAGACGCATATGTCAGGTTGTCTTGCAGTTTATCACAACCCCTTCTCCACAGCCACTACTAACCCTAAGATCCCAGATGGAAAGGTCTATGCATCTACTGGTATTCGCCTCCAGTCTGTTGGCGAAATGGTTAACGATACCACCGACAATATGGATATATTGCTTTTTCCAGGGCTTTCTAATGGGTTGTTAACCGCGTCGTCGCTTTCCAACGGAGGTAATGTCACCGCCTACCCTTATAAGGATCATGGACGATTTGATCCCGTCGGGCTCTCCATGAGCGGCCAGGCGATTCACAAATGGAGAGTTGTTTCGCAAGCTTTGAAGATTACCCTGGTTAACAACTCCGATGAGAACGACGGATGGTTTGAGTGCATCCGCGTTCAGGGCGCCAGCGATAGCGGCTTTGACATGGTGCCTGCCGCCGATGATGGCCAACTAATTATTGCTGGCAGCGGGATTCAAATCCCCGCTATCTCTTCCACCAACATGGTCGAGCACCCTACTTATGTTACTGGCAAGCTTCGTGATATCCACCGCTATTTGTTCCATCTTATGCCTCAAGGCAATGATCATGAATTTGAGACTATGCTTCGCGATTACGTGTCGGAAGATCAGCTTCGGCCTGACCAACTTGACAACAATGGTTATGATATGGTTTTTATCCGGGTTCACGGTAGAACCGGTTCATCTCCAACCCGCTTGATGCTCCACGTCGTGTCCAATCAGGAGATTGTATGGGACGAGTCTTCGTCCAACACTCGATTCCATTCGGAAGCGAAGGGCAATCGTGCCGTTTTCGACAGGTCCAAGCGGGCTCGGCAGGAGAATCCGGAGAATCATCGAGGTGCGAAGAAACCGAAGACACAACTTATCCAAAGCGCAGTAGGATGAGCTTTGCAACCCAGAGCAAGCGAGCGAAGTCTTTGACGCGGGGTTACCGCGCCAACTACAAGTTCAATAAAGAAATTGGGCGAACGCCTGATTTATTCGGTAATGCCTATTATGATTGGCAGTTAAAGAAGGGATTTGATGCTGCTTACTCTTCTCCTGAGGGGTATTCTGTCATGCGCAATCCAATTAGTGATGAACCTGAGATGTTTGTCCGTGGTACTAAGACCGGCGGCGAATGGCTTCAGAACGCGGCTGAAGCTCTTCCTCGTTGGGCCGGCGCTGCTGTTCCCGTCGCAGGGCTCGCGTCCAACGCCTCCCGTCGCTGGCGGAAATCGTACGCCAAAAAGCTTGATTATGCTCAAAAGCGCTCAGGTAGTAAGGTAGTCTACGGACACTCTCGTGGCGCAGCCGTCGTGGGGGATATGACATCTTCGTTCAAGAAGGTTGGCGTTGACGGCGCGATGCTCCTTTCGAAGGACAAGAAGTTTACGAATTATAGACAGGATCAGCCATTCGACTGGTTTATTTCTCGTGGAGAGAAGAACAGCGTTGTTCGTCGAGGAACTTCTTGGAAGCCGTGGAAACGTGGGTTTCACAAGGCATATGTTCATTAGTGTTCCTAAACACGCACGTTTGAAATATTTTTGACTTCTTTACTGTTCCTACACACGCACGTTTGTACACAAGTCGAAATTGGAGGAGGAGATCCCCGCGTTAGCGGGGTCGACGAGCGACCACACAATCCTTTTCGTAGCATGTCGAAAGCAAAGAACTGGTGTTTCACTTTGAACAACTACGATGGTGCTACCCTGTTGTCATATAGTGAGCACTACGGACGTGGAGGAGTCAAGTATCTTATCTACGGCCGCGAGGTTGGTGATTCTGGTACTCCTCATCTTCAGGGGTTTATTAGTTTTTCCCATCGAAAGTCCATGAAGCAGTGTAAGGACTTCCTCACTGGTAACCCGCATGTCGAGATCGCTCGAAATCTACCTGCTTCGGTTGAGTATTGCAAGAAGGAAGGGGAGTTCGAAGAGTACGGAGAAATGGTTTACAATGATGGTCGCCGTTCGGAATTGGATCGCTTCAAAGATTCCGTGAAGGAAGGCCTTTACGATATGAAGGAGTTGCGAGAATTGCACTCCAACGTTTGCGCACGGTACCCCAATTTTGTTCACGACTTCGTGAAGGATCATGAGCCTATGAAAGCAGTGGTTGAGCACGAGTTGCGTGATTGGCAAGTCAACGCAAAGGCGATTCTTGATGAGGAGCCCGACGACCGTACGATTCATTTTGTTGTGGATACTGTTGGGAATTCTGGAAAAACTTGGTTTGCTCACTGGTATTGCTCGAAACACGATGATGCTCAGGTGATAGTACCTGGGAAGAAGGCGGATATGGCCTTTTGCCTGGACCCGGCGATGCGTGTCTTTTTTGTGGACGCCCCTCGGTCGAAACAGGGAGAGTACATCCAGTACGACTTCTTGGAGGAAGTAAAGAACGGTTTTGTCTTTTCCCCGAAGTACCAATCTCGGGTCAAGCGTCTGAAGAAATGCCACCTGTTCGTTCTAATGAATGAGTGCCCGGACATGCAGAAGTTGTCTGAGGATCGTTATAATTTAATTCAGGTGTAACATGACAACGCTTACTAATGATGAATACCTTGAGCGAATCCCAGAGGTCGTCCGTCTCTTCAGACAGCTCTACCGCCTCTCACCGAACACGCGCCGTAATCTTCCAGTATCTCGTCCTGATCTTGCTCGTGCTGTTGTTACTGCTTACTACCGCATCCGTCCTCCTACTGTCCCGCGAAGCCGCGTCCAAGGAGTTCGCACGAGATACCGTAATGTACTCAGGGGCAATGGGATCCCCCTCCATCTTATCTTTTAGCCCAACTCCCGATTTCAGCGTCTACGATCTTGGTGATCCTTAACCCTACAAGAGGCCCAGGGTGGCTAAACACAGTATTACAGCCACCCTGGGCTAGTCCTCCCCACTCTCTAGCCCACTCTTAGAAAATTATATCTCCTTTAGTAAGTCCTTAAATACCCCCGAAAGGAGTATAAGTCCCCCCGAATTTAAATCGCACCTGTGTCGTTCCGTCGCCAAGGTCGTGGAATATCATTCCAATCTTTTGTCTCCGCAAGAACCCCCCTGTGTGTCCTACAATTCCCTCGTAGCAGAGGAAGATTGCGAGGACTCGTCCAAGCTTGATGGACCAAGGGATGTCAGTGTCGACCCCACCCAAAGCTTCGGCAACCGATTGTCGAACCAAGCTAGAGACTGCGGTCCCTGCAGGAGCTGCTGGTACTCCTGGGGGCAGCAAATTCCAATTTTGTTCGGAGATGCCTGGGATGAAAGTTGCTCCGCAGTGTTCTGTTGTTGTTGGGCAAGGCCCATAAGCCGGTTGTCCGTTGGCTGGGTACGCTGCCGAGTACTTGTTTGTCCACCTTCTAATGGTTGACCATTGCGCTTCATTGTATAATCGGATTGATGGTTGAATGGGAGGTATTCCGAA